CGGCAATGGCAGCGGCGGCATCTAGCGCGTCTTTGATCCGGTTCGCCATATCATCGGTCCTTGTTTGCTACGCCATTAGTGTGGCGTTGATTTCTCTTTTGTCGCGCTGCTGGATTACCAAAACAACCTCATTGAAAACATCTAGCGCCGTTTGGCCAGAGTCGCCGCAACATGGGCAACTGCTGTATTCAGCCTTCGCAACTATCTGGCTGCGTTCTTCATTGGTTAAGTCGTTCCAATTCATTGACCATGCTGTCATGTTCTTGGTCCTTCTATGCGTATGTGTTCATTGAGAAGTCAGAACGGGCTTTACCGCTTGAAAATTCATCCAAAAAAAACGGCTCACGCAGCCGATCCATCGACGCAGGCAGGTCAGCAACCTTCGCCCCAACATCAAGGGCGCGGATCACATCAAGCAACGACTGCCGATCAATGACTATTTGCGTTGCAGCCACCTCAATCCGCTCAGTGCGCGGAGCTTGATCTTGACGTACTGCCTCTTGCATCTGCTGTTCTTCGTCCATGTTGAGTGTCCTTATCTTTGTTCGGTTTTGCCGCCACTGCCAGAGCAGCGCGGACAGGTTACATATTTGATTGGGCTACCGCGACGGGCGACAACCTTTGCGCCGCCGCATCGCTGGCAGTATTTGATAATCCAGCGCATGACGGTCCTAATCTTTGGTTAAAAATATAGTTTTTCGATTGCGCCATTTTCGATGTCACGTTCAGCCACGGCTAGGCGCTCCAAATCTTGTGTTGCGCTCCGTATTGCGTAGCGTTTTTCTTCCTGTTTTCTACGCAGCAGGTCGCGCATTACTTCGGCGTTTCTTTTTGCCTCTGCCTTTAGGTAAATCGGCGCGCCTGAATTGTTGGAGTGCTTCATGCTAACTAAGTCTTCATGGCGGTAAAATTCAGGTCTGTCAGTCAAAACAGTCATGTCATTTTTATTGCCCAACAAGGTTAGAAAAACGTCGTCAGGGTTGAGCCATGATCCGTCTGTTCTGGACACCCAGAACGTGTCTGTCAGGGACTTCCCGTCATATTCAGCAATCCGCGACTTGCAGTGATAGTTGCGGAAATTCGCGCTGTCTGCGTGTTTCTCCCTGTCTGCCCAGTGCCAGCTATATATATCGCCTTCGCGCATCTGTTCGGTCCTTATTTGTAGGATGCGCGAACAGCGCCAAAATCAATGACAGTAAGAGCGTGGCGCTTCTGCCCGGGGTTGACCTGCACTCCGTCAAATTCGACTGCTGCAAAAGTGGCATAAGTCTCATTGCTGACGCTCTTGCATTCGGCCCATGTCGTCGCTGATGTGCGAAAGCCTTCCAGCGTTTCGAGTGTCAGGACCAGATCGTCCATGTCCAGATCGTCATGGCCAGCGGCTAAAAAGGCTTCAAGGATTTGGCCGTCTGTCAGTTTTATTTCGTTGCGCATTTGATTGGTCCTTTTGTTTATCTTCCGTTATCAATACATAAACACACAATCAAAAGCACTGCAAGAAAAATCTTCAACAATCGTGATTTAATTTGCTGGGTTATGCGTTGACATGTTTATAATAAGGCCGTAATGTTGCATTATGAATATTGGATATGGAATGAATCGGCGGGTCATTGACTTTGCTAAGGCGAACATTGACCTTGACGGGTTTGGTGGTTTGCGCGTGTGGGTCGATACTGATAAAAAGGTACGGCCTGAATTTTCAGACATGCTCATGTCGCTGATCGAGGGGGACGCGGTTTTTGTGCTGTCTCTTGCTGATCTGGGCAAGGGCTTTGACCTAGCGGAGAACAAACGAAAGATTGAAGCGCACGGGGCCGTTGTGTCGCTGGTCGATGATGCCAGCCCGCCACCAGAGCCGCGCAAGCCGGGTCCTAAGCCGCGCTGGCCTAGCATCCCTGTTGATGTGGTTAAGGCGGGCTCTGACCTGTGGCATATGCCCGATGTGTACACATGGCAGGCGGCTATCAAGGCCTTTCACGACGCGGGCTTTACGTGGGTCACGCGGTCAACCCTAAACGACAACATTGGGACGCGCAGTGCGCCCAAAGCCAAGGAGTGCGAATAGATGGGGAAATGGGGATGGATGATTATTGTACTGGTGACATGGGTTTTGTCTGAATGTTTCACTTTGCTAGCGTTCGGATGGGCGATAAATTGGGACCAGTTCGGAACCTTCATCATGGCCTGCCTGATTGCCGTTTGGACATTTCCTACAGCCAACGACAAGGAGCCAGAAGCATGAGCCTCACACCTCATCCTGACGATGGTCGAATCTGTGTTGCGGACTGCGGAAAGCCTGCACCGGAATGTCACTGCAAGGCGCGTTATGCAAAGCAGTATCAGGACTTCGTTAATGATGTCCTGTACGCTACACCGAAGGAGGGTCATACTGATGACACCTAAGCAAATGGTTAAGATGTTGGACGGACAATTATCTCAGGCTTACGGCGAGATTGATAGGTTGCGGGCAGTAATGCTGGACATTGAGGACAACCCTTGCTGCGACGCATGTTGCGGTGGCGCGGCGCTTAAGGCCAGCGTAGCATTAATGGAGGGTCGTACATGATTTTGGATTTTTTGAATTACACTAACGGCCTCCCATTGTCTGTTTCGTTTGGAGCGTGGGTAATGTGGAAAATGAACTTTTTGGACATTCGAAACATTAACGACAAGGAGGGGTTGCAATGAATAAAATTGATGCTCTGGCCCGCGATGCTGGCTTTAGAAAGGCAGGAGAAGCCATGACCTGTTCAACCCTTGGTAAGGGTGGCGAGCTTGCAGGAATCGACATTATTTGCGAGCCATTGATGCCAGAGGGCTGGCTTGGGATGCGGACAGATAAGGGCGTGATGTGCATGGGGCCTGCCTGTCAGTCGTTTTGGGTTCCCGCCTTTAATCTTGATGACTTGTTAAAAAAGCCGTTTGCACCAAGGGAGCCGGAAGTATGAAGGTTAGTTTCAAGCTACCAAAATGGATGGCGTTCTGGGTCTTCTATTTTCGCCGCGTCGGTGAGTGTTGGTACAATGCTAAATGTGATCTTGTGTATTGTCAGTGGGAGCCGGTTACCTGCAGCCTTTGTAGATCTGCGGGTGGGCGGGCAGATGTGACGATCCCGACTGCTCACACTACAATTTGAAGGAGGAATAAAATGGATAGCTGCGAGCGTCTGGCAAGATTTTACAAAACAGAATACGGCAAGCGGGCAAGGGCCCGGTTCATTGCAGCAATGGAAGCAAGCGACCCAGACCCCGACAGCGGGGCAAGTGATGTCCGATTTATGCGGTGTATTTCGGACAGGCTGTCTTCCAATCATTAAAAAGGGCAAAAACCATGCCAACGCCACCACTAAGCAATGAGCTTGCAATCGAAGCGCTTGACGCGCTGGACAGAAACCATGGTAAAACGCACCTAGCAGCTAAGGAATTAGGGCTGCACGCGAACACACTAACGGCACGGATCAAAAAAGCCAAAGAGCGCGGGTTGCACTTATCCGATGGTGCGCAATCCGCAATGCAAGGCGCTGGGCTTAACGGGATCGAGGCTAGGGGCGGATGGATTCACAATTACGATCCGACGACTGGCAACAAAACAGGGACAACGCGATGGTCCGCTCCTGTTGATGAGGCGGAAACAAGCAAATTCCTTGACACAATACGCGGCGCAATTGATGATCTGCAAACTATTGACGTGCCTAATTACGAGATCCGACAAAAACCAGAGGGCGAATGCCTGCTTGTGATCGACCTGGCAGACGTCCACGTTGGCAAGATGTGCGTTGAAACAGAGACAGGCTACACGTACAGCCGCGAGATTGCAGTGCAGCGAATGGTTGAAGGCACGCGCGAGTTGATCCGCAAGGCATCGGGTATGGGTATAGGCCGGATCTTGTTTGTGATCGGCAACGATATTTTGCACGTTGACAACGCGCGGTCAAGTACAACAAGCGGTACTCAGCAAGACACGCACGGCACAATCCACCAAATGTATAAGGACGCATTTGCCGGATATGTTGGCGCGATTGAGCTTGCGCGCCTAACAGCGCCGGTTGATCTGATATTCTGCCCCTCAAATCATGATTGGCTTATGGGCTGGTGTTTGGCCCGCGAGGTCGGCGCATGGTTTCGCAACGCCCCTGATGTTACCGCGACGGAATACAATCTGTCAGAAAAACACCGCAAATATTATCGGTTTGAAAACAACTTGATCGGCGTAACGCATGGCGATGGGGCAAAGGAGGCCGACCTTTACCCGCTGATGATGACAGAGGCGCGGGCGCATATTTCGGATTGCACGCATCGTTATTGGTACGTTCATCACCTGCACCATAAGATCCGCAAGCAGGCTGGGGTCATGTCTCACAAGCGCGAGAAAGATCACATCGGCATGACAATGATGCACAATGCCGCGCGATCAATGGAAGGCGATAATGTGCAGATTGAATATGTCCGCAGTATGTCGCCACCTGATGGCTGGCATGATCGGAATGGATATGTAAACCGCCAAGCTGTTGAGTGCTTTGTTCATCACCCATTCGACGGGCAAGACGGGCGGTTTACTGTTTGGTTTTAGCAATGAAAAAGGCCGCTACATTGTTATGGGTTGCGGCCTTTGTTGTGTGGGTTTTATGGGTGCGCCTATGCCTCAATAGACCGATACTCAACAGTAAGGCCCGTTTCCTTTGCGGACTTTATGCCTTGCCGCATCCCGTCGCTGATGCCTAAGTCTGCATAAACAACGCTGGCATCGGCGGCCAGAAGCCAAGCCAGACCTGCGTCAATCCCCCATTGCCGTTCTGCAGGGTCGCTATCGGCAAGAATGCCTTGCTGCGTGTAAAGAAGGTGTGACGCAATAGGCGCTTCCCCCCGCATTAGGCTGTCACGAACGCACATGCGCGCGTATTCGATGTGGTATTGTTCGTCACCCGCAAAGGGGCTTTCTAGGATTACTAGGCGCATTTAATCAGCCCCCGCGATTTCTGACTCTAAGGACATAAGCTTGGCGACGCTGTGACGCAAGTCTTGCAATGACCCGTTGTTGTCTAAGATGTGTGTCGCGTCTTGTTTAGATAATTCCATGCTCAACGCAACCTCTGAAGGAAGGCGCAATGACCGATCCACCCAAACAATTTTGTCGAACAAGTGCCGAGTCGCGTTAAGCTCATCACGGCTGCGCAAACCGCAATAAATGCTATATCCTTGCGCAAACATTCCTGTAACGGTTCGTGTTTTGTCGGGCGTGTTATACGATGCAATCATGTTGAACCAAAGGGCGCGGTTGTTGCCTCTGTCTGAATAGCAAGCCTCTTTGTCTGCATATCTTGCAGCGCCCCAATCATTCCAGATTGCCTCGTCTAAAACAAAGCGTGACGACGATATAAAGCTAAACCCGTAATCGTCGCGCAGTATCTCGCACACGGTATCCTTTCCGTGCCTGCCGTGGCCAATGACTAGAAGTTTTTGCGCCCTCGTTGCACATTGCGCAATGTGGTGTATGTCCTCGTCTTCAATTTCTTGCCGGATGTCTGCACTCGGGTTCATAGTGTTTCTCTTTCTGGCAACGGTAGCCGTTCGGCAATCCCGTGTTTTTTTCTAAAGGTGGCGATTCCGGTTGCTTTGCCGGGGTTGTAGATAATGCATTCGCCTTGCGATTTGCGGCGGTGGTTCTCGACAGTTGACGCGGAATTATAGCCACGCCAACACTCAGGACAACGAAAACTTCGCTCTAGGTGGTTGTTTCCCATGCTATGAAAACGCATCCCATGCAAACTTAAAGACAAGCGACCAGAAGAACAAGGCGCCCAAAATCACCACAATGTAACAGCACGCACGTTGTAGCGCCTGCATTGTTTCATATTCAAGCGTTTCTAATTCGTGCTTGTCTTCCATTTGCGGAATCTTTGGCGTGTGCTTTTTGGAAAGCGGCGGCATTGCGTGGTACTTTGGGAGAGTCATGGTGTTTTCCTTATCCGACAGGTTTCGTTGAAACTTTGACGCCTAATTGATTTTCAATTTCGGCGATGGTGTCTGTCCGAAACTGGTTTGAATAACCCGTGGTTTTGCGGATCAAAGCATTAGCAGAAGCCAACGCGCTTAAAGCGTCTATTGCTGTTTCGCGGCTTATAGTTTTTTCGGTCATGGTTCTTTCCTTCGTTGCTATATGCTAACCTTACCGAGCGACCCCAGTAAGGTCAATGTTTATTTTATGCGGACCACATAATTCTGGCCATCGGAACAAACGCCCTTGTGCTCCCGGTCTGTGTGCCGCCTGTTACGCACGCTTGCGATGACGTAAGCGCTGGCACCCGCAAGAAACCAGTCACCGACCTCCAGCGCGGCCCACGGGTTGCGTGTGGCTGTTCCTGCGGGCGCGACTGGGTGTTGCTTCCCAGTCATGTGCCGGTGGTTCTTAGATAGGTGGAAGGTCATCGTCGTCCCCTTGATTTTTTGCTGCATCGGCTTCGGCAACCGTTGCTTTGATTTCGTCCATGATTGGCGCAACCGCATCACGTAACCCCACGTTTGATTTCCACCAGATAACGAATGCCGCCTTGCCATTTAATGCGGCGGCTCGCACTGACTCGTTAGCTGCGTCAACGTCGATCTTTGGCGCGTCTTGGGTGATCAGGGGTTGAATTGTGATCGTTTGCTTTTTGCCGCCTCTTTTTTCGTTCAGCGACAAAACCAGCTTTTTATCAAGGTGCGACATGTGGCTAATGCGAACACCACCAACTTGCTTTCCGCCATATTCGACCTCTGGCTTGTTGTAGAGCGTGACTTCTTTCCCAACCCACGCGCTGGCATACTTGCCCCAACCAGCCTTTAAACATGCCAGCATGGTCTTGCAGGGCTTCCAGGGCTTGCCGTCATCTCCCTCGTAATAAATCCAAACTTTCTGCTGGTCGCGGGTCACGTCAACATTCTGGTCCCTAATCCTGACTGTAATTGATTCACCGATCAAAACCTCTGCGTTTAGCTGATCACTTTTGGGCTTGCAGGCCTCTGTTACGTCTGAATTGTCGTTCATAGTACCTCTCCATAATCTTCGTCGGGTTCACGTTCGGTTTCAATTAGCGTTTTGCATCCCTTGATCTGGCCTGAATACGATTTAACGCAATCACGCACGGACTCTTCAAACGATTCCGCAGCATTTATAATCGCGTCTTGATACTCGGCAATTGGCTCGACACGAATAATCCACATTGGCAAACCTGCGGAAAAACTGATGTAGTCCATGTAATCCCAGCCGGTCACAAGAAGACCTGTTTGGACCTGCAACATGTATTCCGTTGGGACTTCGTTTGTGATCACTGTTTTAATGTGATGTTTCTGGACGCGGCTTTTACACTCGATCCCAAAATTGCCCATAATCCCGCAGCCGTCCGGGCTATACCCAAGCATAAATCCGCCAAAGTCGCGCGTGATAAAGCCCTTTTCCTCAACTGGCTCGATCCGGTCACTGTATAGATCGCGTGCCGTGATTTCGTCAGCATGGCCACGTAACATTGCGTCGCCGATATAAGTTGGCTCGGTCCATTCCGTGATCCGTTGGGCCGCAATTTCGTAAATATGCGCGCGGGTTTTGTCGTTGTTGCTCGGCTTGAGCGTTGGCGTCAATACAAGGTTCATTTCGCTTGCCGTCATAAGCCCGCGACGTGCTGCCAGCCATTCGGGGCTGCCCTGTTCAAGGTCTTCGTGAATTATTGCGTTGGGGTGCATGGTGTTTTCTCCGTTGGGTTGCCCGCTAACCTTAGCGGAAAGCGGGCGGAAGTTCAAGTGGTTATAGCGTGACTTTCGTATGAGGAATTTTGCCCTCCATTAGTGCGGTCGCGATGTTGTCAGGCGTTGCGTTTCCGGTCATTGCAGACATGGCTTCGGATATGCTGCGATGCACCTTAACGCGGTGGGCAACATCGGCGTCGCGTGTAGCTTGCGCGTCCACTTCGACTTGCAAGCGATCCGCGTCCGCCTTGCGTTGTCTGTCGTGCGCCTCTTGCGCCTCAGCCTTAGCCGTCTTTACTGCTGCCAGCTTGTCCGCCTCGGCAATACGCACGCGCTCGGCTTCGGCCTTGATGGCGTCAATCTCCGCTTGTGCCGCTGCCAACTTGTCAGCCTCAATCTTGGCGACACGGGCAAACTCCGCGCGCTCGGCCTCGCGGTCCTGTTCGGCCCTTGCCTCACGCTCGGCTTCAATGCGGGCTGCCTCAATTGCCGCCGCTTGTTCTCGCTCGATCTGCGCTTGCTGTGCCTCACGTAGTGCAGCCAACTCCGCCGCGTCAGCTTCGCGTTGAACGGCAGCCGCGTACATGGTGCGCAATTCCTTCAAAGTATGCTCGCGGGATTCCTCCGCCATTTCAAGCGCAGCGCCTTCAATGCCGTCAAGGCTGATGGCTTTGATGAAGTCAGCAATCGCTTTAATTTCTGCGGGTTCCTGCCATCCTTCCGCGCCGTGGTTTCGCAGTTCTGACATTGCATGGGCTTGGCGAGCTACCTTTTCCGCCTCTGCGTTTTCCCAGTCAGTCAGGGGCTTGCGTGCTTCGTCCCGCAACACGTCCAAACGGTCGCGGATTTTCTTGCGTGCGTCGTCAACGGTTTTGATTTCACGCTTTTGGGTTTCGGTCAAAGCCTTGCCAGCCGTGTCAAGTGCCGTCTTGGATTTTGAGACTTTGAACGCAAGTGATGCGATTGCATCGCGGCCCTTTTTGCTGGTCAGGTCCGCAACGTGTGAGCGCACTTCTGTTTCGATGCGGACAAGCAGCGGATCAATCGCCGCGCCTCCGTTTTGAAATAACATGGCAATTGCTGCCGGTTCGCGTGGAATGATTGCTGTGGTTGTCATGGTGTTCTCCTTGGGTTGGGCTATTAGGCGATAGTAAATTTTCCGCTGCTCATCATACGCTGCACTCCGGTAGCAAAGTCTGCCATCATTAAATGGTTAGCAGTAAACGAATGATAAGCTTCTGAATTGGCTGGCTGCACCCTTGGCGCAAAAGTGATTGACTTTATGCCAAATCCGCTCTCGGTCGCCATTTCTTCCAGCGCGTCCATAAGCTGTTCCGGCGATAACTTGCTTGTTGTCATGGTGTGTTCCCCTTGGTTTCTACAATAACCTTACCCCGTGCCGCTAACCTTAGCAAGCGCAATCTGCACAGCGTCGGCACTATTCCTCGCAATGCCAGCACGACCGCCCTTTGCAATCACCGCATTGATGAACCTGACTTGCGCGTCTGTCGGTTGGCCAATTGCCGTTTTGCATTCAATGGCTATAAATATTCCATCCGGCGCAATGCCGATAATGTCGCTCGATCCAACGCACAGGCCGAATTTGATGGGCCTGCCGTTCTTGTCGGGTAGCTGGCCTGTGTTGTTCCGCCATGCAGTGCAACCAGCACCAGACAGGGCAACCAAGCAGTCGTTCAAGACATTGGCTTCAGTTCGATTTGACATTGTATTTTTACCTCTATTTCAACGCGACCATTACGCCGCACAATTTTTACTTGATCCGATGTCAGTCCGCGCGTTTTGCAAAAGTCACGCGCTTGGGCTGGTGCATCAGGGCCATCGTCTGTAAAGAACGGGACAAAGCCGGGGTTCACGCTAACCTCCTAACCCGCATTTGATGCGATACCCATCCCGATTTATAGCCGTTTTCTTTGGCGTATGCTTCCAAACCTGCCCGCCCGTTTGTCCGCGCGATCTGGCCTATGACCTGCGATTTCTTGATTGGCTTTGGACCTGCAATAACCTCGGATAATTCCCCCTCAATTTCGTCAACCATGCGGCTCTGGATGGGGTACACGTAACCGCAGCCAGCTACTCTTTTCCCTTTTTTGATCGTTTCGCATACAGGCGACGGCCTATGGACGTAATAACATTCTGGGCATTGTCTGACCGGTTGCGTTGGTTCGTCATTCCCTCCGCGTTTGGGCTTGGCTTCCAGCGTCCATTCGCGTTCATCGTCAGGGCTGCCGTGCTGTATGTAGTTGCCAACGTGATCAAACAAAAACGCAGGCTGTTCCTTCATGCGCAACACGCGCCCCCATTTCTGAAGCTGCCACGGTAGCGACTTGGACGGCGCAAGATCCGACATGCTTTCCACCGTCACGTCCATTCCGCTTGCTTGCGATAGGTCAAAACCAAATGTCAACAGCGCGCAACTCGATATGTTTAAAAGCTCGCGGCGTGCAAAGGCCATGATAATCTTCTGGATGTCTGCATCGTCCATCTTGCCATGCAGGACCGCAGACGGAATCCCCCGATCATTAAACATTTGCGACGACATTTCAGCCGCCTTGATTGACGTGCAAAACGACAAATTGAGCTTGCCATATGCAATCTTTTTGTAATGCTCCGCAGCATTGCCGACAAGAACCTTGCCGTGGTCGTCGGCCATCATAAAGCCGTCAACCTCTTTCTGGACATACTCCCCATTGCGTGACTTCAACCCGCTCAAATCCGGCGTGTCCGGCGCAAACAGGCGATATTTAGACAGCCGCCCGTTATCAATCAGCCAGTCCACCTGCGGGCCCTCTACCATCACGTCATACACGTCACCCATGCCGTCACCGTTTGGTCGCTGCGGTGTGGCTGTCAAACCCACAACCCACGTCCCTTGCGCCTGATAATGCCGGATCACGCGGAGTTTTTCAGCCCCTCCGTAATGCGCCTCATCATCAAACAGGATTTTCAATTTTGGCGCGGTATCTAAACGCTTGGCCAACGTGTCTGACATAATCATATGAGTTTTTGCAAAAGGGTTCGCCTGCCTGCCTGATGCGACAAACCCGTGATCGATGTCAAAACCGGTCAGGGTTTTAGACGTTTGGTCAAGGAGTTTTTTGCGGGGCACCATAAACCCCACTGAATTTCCCTTCGCAATCGCCGCCTGGATCATGTGCAGCGCGATCCGTGTTTTGCCAAATCCTGTTGCCGCTTGGACTAAAACGGATTTGTTGCGCCTCATTGCGTCGCGGGTTTCGTCAACTAGCGCTTGCTGATCGGGGTAGAGGGTTACTAGGGTCATTTTTCCGCTTGCCCGTGAAATATTGCTGGCCCATTAAAAACCCCAGTCTGGTCAAATAAATGCCAAGCGCAATTGTCTTTCCCTGTCATTTTGCTGTCGGGAATCCACTTGACGCGACCAACCGAAACAATTTTGCGCAGGTAAGGCATAAAGCGGGCAGATTGCTTTGTGTGAACCCAATCCGCATCAAATAACAGCCAAGTAGGGCGCATTGCTGAAAAGTGTTCAATCATCGGGTGCAGGACTTTACGGTCCCAAGGCGGGTTTGTAATGATGTAGTCTGCCCACAAAAAAGGTTTTGTAATGCCCATGGCGTCAGCTTTTATTGCCCCTTGCCATTGCGGGTCAATGTCGCAAGCAAACAAAGGTTTACGTCCTAAAGCCTCACATAGCGCCCCGTCACCGGCGCAGGGTTCAACATACGTGAACAAACAGGGCAAGTGCCAAAGCAGCGGCACAACCGCAGCCAATGGTGTTGGGTAAAAATCCCGTTCTACTCTTACAAAATCGCTACGTTTTCCCATCACGAAAACCCTTCCAAATTAAACGGCAATTCTTCTTCGTTCTGATCCGCAACGTCGCGTCCCAAAACATCATCGACAGGAATTGCAATTGCTTTGCTTGTTAATCCTGCCATAAAATACATTGCTTTGTTTCCGAGGTTGTCAGCGTTCGGATAATCCCCAAGCGTTCGAGCCCATGGATTGTAAGGCGTGTCTGACAGCAGGCGTTTTAATTGCGGTGCCTGGTTCGCAATGCACAACATTCCATCCTTGACCCTAATCCCGTATTGGCGCAGCGCTTTGTCTGCGGATTGCCTGTGTTCGTCGTGCGGACTATTTGCAACCCCGACCAAATCCCCAACCGTTGCTTCTCGCGTCATTCCTACATGATCATAACGGACGCGGGCCGTCATTATGTGCGTGACCAGTTTCGCCGCGTCGCTGTCGTCGTAAGATGCTGTGTGCCAGTCCCAATCTTGCTTACCGATCCATGCCGTCGCGGTTGCAAGCGTGACCTCGTTCGTTGTCGTCAGCATATACGCACCCGCTAACATTGGGCCAATCTGATCGCCGGATCGTTTATTGCCGAAAATGTCAGACGCGGCACGGCTAAACACTGCAATGTTTTTCAACAGCGTTGGCAGGTTTGCAATCGTCCGAGCCAACAAACCCTTTGCAAATTCCGGCGTTAATGTTTCGTGCATATCGCTTTCAAGCTGGGCAAATCGTGCTGTACGTTGTGGGTGTTCGTCGCGCTGCAATTCCAGCTGAGTTATCCGGCCCTTATCCGCGACAGCTTCAACCCGTGGAATGATCGCAGCAAAACAGAACGCAGATCGCACCTGATACGTCGCGTTGGCATTTTCCACCACGCCACCACTTGAGGCGCGACGGGCAAGAAACAAAATCTTAGCCATGTCCGCTTGCTGTTGCTGGCTTTCCGCCTCTGCCTCATCAAGAATAAATGGCCGCGAGCTTGGGCCGATTGCTTTACGAATGCCCGCCTCCGATGTCCCCCCGTCGCGCTTTATCCCGATGTCACCAATCACAGGTTTGACAAACTCAGTGACAACCGTAGTTTTTCCCGATTCCGCCCGCCCGGTTATCCAGATATGAGGACGCCACTTTAAAGCCCCCCCGATTGGCGCAATCACAAGCCAGCCAGCCAGCAAATCGGCGTATTGGGATTTTTTCCATGTAAACCGCCGGCAAATGTCGCGCAACTTTGCCGCCTCCGCATTTCGTAACGGTTCGTATTTCATATCGACTACACGCGGGCCAGCTTCATAAACCGCCTCGCCTTCAAAACGTGCCGGGTGCGTTGATACGCCGTCCATCGTCACAATCGCATCGCCGCAATTAATTACAGGCTTGCCGTTGTCCATCCATGCGCCAATCCCGCGCACGTTCTCAGGCTGGAAAATCCCCTTGCGATGACACGCGGCTTGCAAATGGTTTGATGCAAAAGCTGTGATATTGCTGTCGGGTGTTTTCCCGTCTGGTGAATAGGCGTCCTCCCAAAACGCGCGATCTGCTAACATATGCAGGTTTTGCATCCGGCCTAAGTCCGTTGCACGCAAGGCCACGATCTGACCTGCAGCCGTTGGGAAAAAATAATACGTGCCACGATTATGACCAAGCGGCCTGATCCGGTCAAGCGGATCTTCGTCGGCTGGCAGATCGGGCATATCATAGTCGCGCTCTAGGTTATCCTCATAACGCTCCGGCAATTCCTCAAATTTCGCGCGCACGGTTTCGTCAGAATATACCCGCGCAAAGTCATCCCAATCCGTTAGCGTGTCGGGCTGGTCGCAGTCAAAGTCAGGCGCAATAACTCGGGCCCCACCGATGGCAACCGCCGCCTGTTGCGCTTTTTCAACCCCAGGATTCCAAGGCGTGCCGTCTGGTTTGGTGGTGTGAGCGTCATTGTCCGCCGCAATTACGAACTCAGTGTCGGGATACTTCGCCCGCAATGCCTTGGCCACTGGCTTGAGGTTGCCAGCATCGAACGCAGCGACAACAGGCAGCCCGGTGGCGCGGCGCAACGCACAAGCCGTTGCGTACCCTTCACAGATTAAAATGCGCGTCATTGGTTCAACACGGCTGGCAATCGGAAAATATGCGCCCTCCTTAGCAGATCCGGTCAAAAACCGCTTTTCACCATCCTTGCCAATAAACTGCAAACCAGTCAGACCGCCCTTGCCATACATTGGCACAACTACCATGCCTTGCCAGATCCGCGCCCCATTTAGATCGCAGCCTTTGCCCTCAAGATATGGCGTTGAGCCTGCCTTGTCAGCGCGTGACCAGATCCCCTTACCCTTGGTTGCGGCTGCCTCTGCAATCCGTTTCGACTCGGCCTCGCGGGCTTTTTTCGCGTCGGCTGATTTTGCTTTCCATGCCGCCCGTTCTTCATCCGTGGCCTTGCGGGTTGATTTACTGTGCCATGCGTGGGTGATCGCCTGCTTGAACGAATAGACCCAGCCAACCGCAAACCCATCGCCATCAACGGTCAGTTGATAACTGGCGTTCTGCGTTTTTGGTTTATCGCCAGCCAGTCGATACCGCCGGCGCTTATCGTCTGCAATGATGTCATGCGGATTCTCAGGGCCGCAATCGTTCGCCCGCATGTGGTCGATGAATGATGCAATCTGATCGGTCATTTGCTGCTCCTTAACAAGCTAAGTGCGGTTTGTATCCGTCCCAGCATTTGCTTCTTAGTGAACAACATGTCGACTCCACTAAGCTCGCTTTTTGTCATGGCAATTACTGCACGAATCCTGTCGTCATTTGTTGCAATATCGCCCTTGCGCCGTATTTCGGCCTGCAATTGTGCGGATAACTCGTCTGCCGCGTACTTAGTTAGTCGCACTCTAGATAGACAAACCTCTAAAGCTCGCCGGGTTGATACTTCAGTCATAACACCCCCCTTAGCGCATTACGCGCATACGTTTGCAAATCGTTATAGTCAGACTCATCGACCGTTGTTGTTATGCCCAAACCATCCGGCAATGTGCTGTCGCTATGGTGATTATACGAGGGCCGATGTGCTAGAATTTTTACCATTGCCGCGCTTAATTCTTCGATGCGTTTGGCAGTCAGATCCGAAAATTCATGTTCTATACACCGAAGCACACCGCAAGTCATTTTGTCAATTTGAACCGCTGTTTTATCGTCAGGATATCGCCCGATCATATCGCTGGCCCCTCCTCATCGCTGTGTGTCCGAATGCGCTGTATATGCACGACTGGTGCGTCATCCGCTGACACAGTATCGGTTACATCAATACCGCCATCTTTGACGACTTGCGCTAGAATTTGATCAATTGCAACACCCATCGAAACATCCCGTTGCGCTGCGTATTTTCTTACGAATGCTTCTGCCGGGGGTTTTAGCCGTGTTCTAAACTCAGTCATTTGCGTTTTTCCTCTATACTACACAAATTACCATGCGGCAAATCCACGGCAAGTGCAACCCCTAATTTCACGCAGGGTTTGTTGATTATTTTGCGCAATGCAAGGCAAGGTTTGCAATTCAGGTTATATATAACCGACGATGCCCCTTATTTATATGACTTTGGCCGTATAACCATTTAAAAAAGACATACGCCCCTATGTGTGTGTGTGTGTGCGCATGTGCGTGCGCATGTGCGTGTGTGTATGTATATATATATATTTTTAAGTTAGAGAGAGAGAGAGAAGGGGCTAATCGCTTTGTTTCGTTTGATAAAATCGCATAACTTTGCGCTAACTGGGGCGGTTATGTTGGTTAAGTCGGTTATTTTCGCTTTTGGTGTTGACTGAATTTATTTTTTATATTAAGTATTAATTGCAACTATATAAACAGGGATATAAATAAAATGAAAATAGAAAAAAATATTGAGATTCCAGAAGACTCTGGTCACGCGGGTCGCCCGCTAATCTATCAATGGGGCAAGATGGAGATTGGTGATAGCTCTTTTTTTGATGGGTGCAAATCAACAAACGATTCCAAGCAGTATTCTGCCGCGAAGTCTTGGGGCAGAAATAACAACGCAAAGTTCGTTGGACGCAATGAGGGCGACGGCGTTCGTGTTTGGCGCATTTCATAAGTGACGCGATGGGGTTCGCCCTACCCGCCCACAGCAACCAAACCAAGGAACCAAGCCAATGACATCTGAAGAACTTACGCTGGTTATGCAAAAGCCATTTATGCTGCCAAACTACGCGGCAACCGTCGAAGACATGATTGGCCGCGCGATTAGGAAAGCGGTCAGGCGAGAGCGGTGCAGGCGAGAGCGGTGCAGGCCAAAGAAAATTCCAAACGCCACCAACACGAGAATCTGGCCAGGGAAGACCCTCGCCTACGTTTCCGAAATGGGCGCAGTCAAGACAAAAGAAGCCGAAGTGCATTTTGGACGAACACGCGGTCTCACACGGCAAACGCTCCAAAGGCTGGCAATGGACGGCTTACTTGAGCGCGAGCTAGTCACGTTTAAATACAATCGCAAGGGCTGGGTGTACACTGTCGCTGAATCGCCGCTTACTGACGAACAGCGAAGTTTTTACGAGGGAACTTGACACCCGCGACAAAACCCGCCATGGTGACGGCAAGGTTACAGAGTATGGTGCTCTCCTTTCGGTGCAAAGTGTTCCGCGCTTATCATTCTGAGCGCGGAACATGACCAAGCCGCTTTGATGCGGTGTGACTATGGATTATGCGAAAGGCGGCGGCTATCAATACTCCCGCCCCCACTTGTCACACCTCATGAGCGCGGCAGGGGAAACGGTAGGCAGGTGGGTTCAATTCCCACAACTAACTGGGGAAGCCCGCTGTAGGACGTTCAATTCGTCACCGCGCTCAAACAAACGAACCAAGGAACCCGATGACCAGTAAAGCGCAATCACTCCGCAACAAACGCGCACAGGCCGCAACCAAGCTCGTACAGGACGACTACGTGCCTTCGCCTCGTGGCCATACGTCAACGCCCACAAGCGAGCGCCTAGCACGCGGAAAATGGGCCAAGCCTAACATTGAGCAGGGAGAACAGGGGGCTTATATAGATCTGGCTTGCGATATGATCGGGCGACTCATGGTCACAAAGCAAATTACGCGGGATCAGGAAGAAGCCGCTCGCATGTTTCAGAACCTTTACAGCGTATATCTGTCAGAAATAGGAATTGCAGGAATTGCGTCATGCCTAAACACATCTGAGGGCGGCCACGACGCTGGCGATGGAAATCCCGCAGTATATGCCGCCTATTACAAAATGCGCGAAAAAATCGGACGTGTGAAAACATCCATGCTGCAAAACGAATGTTTCAAAGACGCGGAGGCAATGCCTTACGATCTGGCGGCGCTTCGGAATGCGTTAAACTGTTTGGGGAGTTAGCAGAATGAAAAAATCACAAGAGATATTTATTCGTCATGGAGGTGAGCCGATTGCATTGAGCGCAGGCGATTGGCGCGTAAGGATACGGTTTGCGCCTCCTAAGGTAGCCTGCCGCGTAGTCTGTGAGGAAGTCTATCAGGATCTTATTGCTGCGGCGGATCGCGTATCCGTTGATGATGTCGAATAGATGACCCCTCGCACCTTAACCCAAGCCAACGCTGAAATAACCCTCCTACGGGAATTTGCGCGTGTCCTGCTTGACGATGATTATTTGCGAGCATCGGCTATGGTAGCCAAGCATCCAACGCTTGCGGATCTTGGTCCAGCATCCGTTCTTGACAAGGGGTGAAAACCTGCTATTTGTGAGGGCGAGGAATTACGTTCAATAACACGTAAGGCCTGTTGCGCGTTTACACGTTTAATGTGAATTATGTTCCTTTTGCGTGAATGTTGTTAAATAAACCGCTTTGATGTGGTGTGAACGTAATGCAGGATTTCACTGCGGAAGTTGGACTGATCGCCAATGTGTCACACCTCATGAGCGCGGCGAATAAGCAGGGCAAGTCAGTAAGCCCTACGCCTCGGCGTTGAATCTGGCCCGCGCTCAAACACAACCAACTAGGCGGGATGCCTTAACGAAAGGCGGGAAGCCTATGCAATTCAATCATTCAAGTTTATCAAGATGACTGTTCACGGCGGAAAGCGAACCGGAGCAGGCCGAAAACCGGGCGCAACATCACTTGCCAAGCGTGATCTTGCCGCAATGGCTAAGGAGCATGTTGAGACGGCGCTGGCTGTTTTGGTAGAGATTGCAACGTCTGGTCAAAGCGAACCAGCAAGAGTTACAGCGGCAAACGCTTTACTTGATCGAGCATACGGCAGGCCAATCCAAGGCACTGTCGAAATCCCGATTGAGAACGCGCCGCAAATATTTGATGGGTGGAACATTGAGCGCGCAAAACCCAATCAATCTGATACTGACTGAGCCACAAGAGAACTTCCTGCGATCTGATGCCAAGCATCCGGCGTTCGTTGCTGGCTTTGGGGCCGGTAAGTCCGAGGTCATGGCATGTTCCGCCATTGGTGACGCGGCGCATAGTTCAACGGCTCTTATCGGCCTGTATGCGCCTACCTATGACCTCGTAAGGCTGATCACCGGGCCAAGGATCTGCGAAAAGCTATCCGAGCAGGGCATTCCGCACAAATGGAACAAGTCTGAAAATATCGTTTACACGTCTTGGCCACGGTTTGGCGACTTTCTAATGCGGACAATGGACAACCCCGAGCGCATTGTTGGTTATGAAACCTACCGGGCGCACGTTGACGAAATTGACACGATGAAAACCGAAAAAGCCCTATTGGCTTGGAATAAGATCATCGCTAGAAACCGACAGCGGCCAGAGGGAATCAAGCGGCCATTTAATCGGGTTTCTGCCTACACAACGCCTGAAGGCTTTAAATTTGTATACAACCGATGGGTGCGAGACGTTGCGCCGGGTTATGAGATGTTCCAAGCGGCAACGTACAGCAATCCGTACTTGCCTGATGATTACGTTGATAACTTGCGGGCTGCATATCCGGCTGAGTTGATTGACGCATACATCGAAGGCCAGTTTGTCAACCTGACATCGGGAACGGTTTATAATTCCTACAGCCGCGAGACAAACCGCAGCCGCGAGACATTGCGACCAGGCGAGCCGATCAAGTTAGGCATGGACTTCAACGTGGGCAACATGGCCGCATGTGCGTATGTGCTGCGAGAAAACGACTGGCATTGCGTTGATGAAATAAAAGGCGGCGTTGATACCCCGTCGATGATCCGAACGCTTGCTGACCGATACGAGGGCCACACGGTCACGATCTACCCCGACGCCAGCGGCAAGAACACCTCAAGCAAGGGTGCGTCCCTGTCTGACATCGGACTACTACGCGGTGCAGGCTATGCGATCCGTGCAAAGCCAAGCAATCCGCGCGTAAAGGATCGCGTTCTAGCCGTCAACATGGGATTCCAGCGTGGCCGCGTTTACGTCAACCCTGATACATGCCCAGAGACCGCGCGATGCCTTGAACAACAGCCGTATAACAAGCAAGGCGAACCGGACAAAACAACGGGCCTAGATCACCAAAACGACGCTTTCGGCTATCCGCTCGCGTATGAAATGCCTGTTGTTAAGCCGACAATGACCGCAACAGCCCTGCCATTCTAAGGAAAACACAATGTCAAAAACCGTAAACAAGCGATCTAAAGCGATGGCCAAAATGGTTGATGCTGCCGAAAAGGGCCGCGCGCTTATGGGTGGCACTGATGCGATGAGGGAAGCGGGCAAGACATACCTGCCCAAATTCAAAGCCGAGGCCGACGAAGATTACGAGGCGCGGTTAGCCTCATCTTGGCTGTTTAACGGGATGCGGAAAACGGTCAAAGACATGACAGGCCGCGTGTTTACCAAGCCAATTGAGATCATCGACGGCAGCGAACGCCTCAAAGAATTTGCCACAGACATCAATATGCAAGGGCAAGACCTTAGCGCGTTTGCGTCTGACGTTTTCAAGGATGCGTTTGTGCCGGGTATTTCATTTATTATGGTTGATGCACCGCGACGTGAGGGCGAGACAACACGCGCGGCGGCTGCGTCGTTGGGCCTGCGTCCCTACATGGTACACTTGCGCGTTGAGGACATCCTTGGGTTCAAGACAGAGCAATTCAACAACGTGCTTGCCCTGTCGATGCTGCGGATTTTAGAGTCAGTCACAGAGGACGACCCCGAAGACGAGTTTACGCAGATCAATGTGGATCAGGTGCGGGTTTTGACACGCGAGGGCAGCACGGTGTCAGTGCGGATCTACCGCAAAAACGACAAAGACGAATGGCTTGTGTTTGATGAGTACACATCTGGCGCAGAAGAAATAACAGTCATTCCGTTCTATGCACAGCGCACAGGGTTTTTCATTGCCGAGCCTGTCCTTGAGGACTTGGCAGACGTAAACATCGCGCATTGGCAATCCCAATCAGACCAGCGAAACATTTTGCATTTTGCGCGCGTGCCGATATTAGTTGCAACAGGTCGGCAATCTGACGATCCGTTGGTCATTAGCGCCGGAACTGCTGTTGACATTCAAGACCCGGCTGGCAGCCTTGGATGGGTTGAGCACTCAGGCGCGGCCATCGGATCTGGCAGGACTGATTTGCAAGACCTCCAATACCAAATGCAGGCGCTTGGATTACAGCTATTAGTCGCCAGCCACGAAACCGCAACCGGAGCCGTGCTAGATTCTACCAAGGAAACCTCTACACTGTCACAAATGGCCGACAACCTCAAAGACGCGATTGAACAGGCGCTTGAATGGATGGCGTTCTATGCTGGCGATCCGGAACAGGTCATAACGGTTGAAGTCAACAAAGATTTTGGTATCGTTCCGTTAACCGCGCAAGAAGTGCAGGTTATGCAAACTGACGTATCGTTGGGCCTGTTGTCAAAAGAGGCTTACTACGCAGAGCGCAAACGACGCGGGTTCCTAAGCCCCGATCTGGACACTCAAGCGGACATGGACGCCATTGCAAGCGCACCACCTGACCTAACAGGCGAGGGGCTTGACCTTACCGGGCCGAGCGGTGTGGATAGCGCATTGGCGGCCTTAAATGGATAACTGCAAGCTCATCAACGCGGACTGCCTAGAGGCCATGCGCGACATCCCAGACGGTTCGGTTGATATGGTCATGACTGATCCGCCCTATGGGACGACCGCGTGCAAGTGGGATTCGGTCATTCCGTTCGAGCCTATGTGGGAACAGTTGAAACGGATCACCAAAAAGAACGGGGCGATTGTGTTGACGGCATCGCAGCCGTTTACATCGGCGTTGATCATGTCGAATGTGCAGATGTTTAAGTATTGCTGGGTTTGGAAGAAAAACCGTGCCACAGGGCATCTTAATGCCAAGAAATCACCAATGCGAGCGCATGAAGACATTATTGTTTTCGGCTCGGCTGCAGGGGTATACAATGCGCAGATGATTTTAGGTTCGCCTTATAAGTGGGACAGCAAGCGGACACAAAATGGTTGTTATGGGCATCATGCAAACGACAAGCCAACGGTTAATTACGGATCTCGCTACCCGTTATCAGTGGTTAATTTTTCCGCAGAACGCGGCCTACACCCGACCCAAAAGCCCGTTGCCCTCATGGAATACCTAATCAGGACCTACACCAACGAAGGCGAAACCGTGCTGGACTTTACAATGGGATCAGGAACAACAGGCGTTGCTTGCAAGAACCTCAACCGCTCGTTTACTGGGATTGAAATGGACGCGGATTATTTTGCAGCGGCGTCTAAGCGGATCGCAGGCACGCCAGAACCGGAATGCGCAAATGGATAACGAGCTAGGCGAATTTGTCGGCAAGGGCTTTGCAATGTTGCGCGACCGGCTTAAGCTTGTCGAAGCGCGTGAGGCGTTAAACGGTATTGATGGACAGGATGGCAGGGATGGTGCAAATGGAACGGATGGAAAAAATGGTAGCGACGGAGCAGACGGTTCGGACGGCTTGGCAGGGGTCAAAGGTAATGATGGAAAAAATGGGACTAACGGATTACAGGGAGCCGCTGGCAACGATGGCGAATCGATACGGGGCGAAAAAGGGGACCAAGGGGACCAAGGCGAAACCGGTAAAGCGGGGCAAGTAGGTCCAAAGGGCAAGGACGGCACAGACGGAACAGACGGCAAGGACGCAACAGCCACAGACGGCGACCCCGGCAACGGCATCCAAGACGTAGAAATTAACAAACGCGGCCACCTGATCATCACGCTGGACGATGGGCGCAAGATCGACGCAGGCCGTGTCAAGGGCAAGGATGCAGTCCAGTTTCAAGGCATGATTGCGGGCGGTCCATCAAGCGGCGGTGGTAGTGGCGGCTCAAGCGAGAGCGGCATTGCGACGATAGACTTTGGCGCGTCAAATAAAACAGCATCTTTTGTGGTGACGGGCATTGGTTCAATCACGGCAACGTCTGTTGTTTTAGTGAAAATGCGGATCGAGGACACCGACGATCACATTGCAGAAGACCTGTTGATTGACCCTATCCGTGTTGAGGCGTTCGCAATCGTGCCGGGTGTAGGTTTTACGATATATGGAACGATGGGCAACGCGCCTGCAAATGGCAAATACAACGTCCAATGGGCGCTAGTTTAGGAATACGAAAATGGCAGTAGAAATCAAATCAGGCGATAGCACAGACATCGCATCGGTCCACCCGACCGCGAAGGCGCTGCACGTCATCAACTTTTCAAGCGACGGACATGAGGGAATCCATTCTTTTCCGGCGATTGTTGCAACAAACAACGCCACTCAAGTAAACGAAGACGTGCTACCAAGCCTTGACGCAGAGGAATATAAGTTTATTTCCATCCAGCTTGTAGGGACTTGGGCGGCTACTGTCACTTTTGAGGGTTCAAACGACAACACCACATTTTATGCAATCGCGACAACGGACCCAAGCGCAAACGGAACGGGCCAAACCACGGCAACGATAAATCGCGTTGTCAAGGTTCCCGTGCTTACGAAATACATTCGCGCGAGGGTTTCCGCCTACACGTCTGGCACCATTTCAGCGGTCGCTTACGGTCACAGGGATGAAAACTCATCTGGCTTGATTAGTACGCTGGGAACGGTCACGCTTGCGGCTGAGACAACCAAGAAAATCGGAAATGTTAGCTTAGTAGCAGACGGAACGCCAGTCTATCAAAAATTCATATCAGGCACCGGGTTGAACGCTACGGCAGTTAAAGGATCGCCTGCCAAGCTGACGATTCTTAACATTGTCAACGGCGCTGCGACATTGCGGTATTTCAAAATATACAACAAAGCGTCTGCACCCACGGTAGGCACTGACATTCCACTTATCACAATCACGCTGCCCAATGGGTCAAGCTCGTTCACGCTACCCGCATTCATTGGCATTGACTTTTCCGTGGGGCTTTCGTTTGCTTGCACGTTGGGCGTTGCTGATGCTGACACAACCCCGTTTACCGTTGTGGGTGAAGTCACTGCAATGCTGGCTTATATCTGACCAAACAACGCCCTTGATTAAATTTAGTCCAGGGCGTACGGTTGGGGCGAACCAAAGGAGAAAACACCATGAGAGAAGTAAATGACCGCATTGGAACGGCGCTTAGTATGCCGACCAGTGCGCTGAAAGAAATCAGAGAATTGCAAGCCCGCATCGCCGATCTTGAGACCCATAACCGAGAGCTAATTGCGGGTATATTTGCGGGACAGGTGCGAGAACAAAATTTGGAAGCCCGCATTGCCGAGTTAACCGAGGCACTTGCGCTTGCCAATGCCACATTGTCCGGCGCAAACATGGATCGGGCCGCAGTAGAGCGAAAAGTCCGCGCCGCCCTGAAGCCCACCAAATGACCAACGCCAACGATAAAATCCTAGACCGCATGACAACCCGCGCGCTTGACCTCCAAAGGCTGGCGGCGGGTCAGTCGCGTGATGCGGGGCGATTCCTGAATGCATTGCAGGGCGATATAGTGGCGCAAATTGCCAAGATTGACCCAACAGGCATTGGCAGCATATCCCGGCGACAGGCACGGCTTGAAAAACTCCTTAAGCAGGTCAAGGAAACTATCACGGCATCTTATCGCGCCGAGGGTAAGCGCCTTGCGAATGAGTTGCGAGAGATTGCGGACATGGAAGCGCGGTTTGCTGTGTCGGCAATCAATCAAGGTGCAGGCGTCCAGCTTATCACCACAGAGCTAACACGCGGGCAACTGGTGGCCATCACTGGCGACTTGCTAGTGCAGGGCGCGCCGGTATCTGATTGGGTCTCACGGCAGGCAGGAGACACGCTTAAGCGGTTCCAAGACAACATGCGGCTAGGGATTGCACAGGGCGAAACAAACGCCCAACTTATCCGTCGCATAAGGGGCGGCAAACAGAATGGCGAGGCGGTCGAAGGGTTTATGAAAACCACGCGCCACCATGCCGACAGCCTTGTGAGGTCCGCAACGCAGGCCGTGTCTCAGGCATCGCGGCAGGCGGTCTACAATGACAACGACGACATCATTAAGGCCGAGCAATGGTTGAGCACAATTGACTTGCGGACAACGGTTGAATGCAGCGCACGCGACGGGCTGACCTATACCGTTGGAGCGCATGATCCAATTGACCACACTCTGCCTTGGCGTGGTGGACCGGGCAATCTGCATTGGGGATGCCGGTCAACATCAACGCCGGTTCTCAAGTCATTTAGGGAATTGGGCTTGGACATTGACGAAGTGCCAGAATCCACACGCGCAAGCCTCGATGGGCAGATCCCGCAAGACACGACATTTGAGGGCTGGCTATCACGTCGCACAGTCACAGAGCAGAACGAAAACCTTGGCGTAGGTCGTGCAAAGCTATGGCGCGACGGTGATATTTCATTCCGTGATTTGATGGATGCAAACGGGCGGCCATTAACGCTTGAGGAATTGCGGGAACGGGTGTAGGGTTGGGATGAACCAGAGGAGAATACCATGTTTGAAAAAGCAATATACAACATCACAGGTGCGCCGCCATTTAATCCGAAAAAATTTCCGATTAGAATAGAGGTTGGCGATGGCATGGGCGTTAAGTCTGTTTTTTGCAAGTCTCCCGATGACATCCCTCAAGGAACTGATTTTATAATCCTTGAGACTTGCGCAACAGCCCCCTAACAAACCCCTTGCATCCCGCGCAAAAGTAGTGTATTTGTGTGCTTGAATAACTGTGACTTGCGGAGGTAATTGCCGCATAACCTGCCCCGCCTCTCATTGATGCGCCTCTGGGCGGGTTTTTTATTACAATCGAACCAAACAACCCTGCTTAGGCGGGGATTTTTGCGTTGGCGGGATGCTAACGCGTTTAACAGCGGGAAGCTGACTATGAAAATCGAAATCTCAGACGCAACAACCCTTCCAGAATGGCTACAAGGCCACGTATCAGAAGGTTCTCTTGACCTTGGCGCACTTGCTGCACCAGAGGACGTGGCGGGCCTGAAAACCGCCCTGTCAAAAGAGCGCGGAAACGCTGCAGCGTGGTCTAGGTTTGGCACGCCTGCCGATCTGGACGCGCAAATTGCCGACCTGACCGAAAAGGCCAAGGGCAACGGCAAGGGCGCAGACGATGCACAGGCCAAGCTGGACGCGATGAAATCCGATTACGAAGGCAAGCTGACTGGCGCAAACGACCGCATTAGCAAAATGATGCAGCGCGGCGCATCGTCAGACCTCAAAGCCGAGCTTGCAAAGGCTGGCTTTATTTCAGAATCAATTGACGACATTGCCTCAAGCGCAATGAATCGTCTCAAGTTTACAGAAGACGGCACTGCTCAGGTGATGACGTCCGACGGAAAGCCGATGATTGGATCAGGTTCCGATCACGGCGCAACCTTAGCCGATCTGGCCAAGGAGCTTGCAACATCCAAATCGTACGCGGTTCGGGATGCTGGCAAGGGCGGCGGCGGGAAGCCAGCCGGATCACAAGGCGGGACGCCTGACAAACCCACAGTCACACGCTCAAATCTAGACGCAATGTCACAGGATGAGCGAATGACATTTTTTAAATCAGGCGGCGCAGTAAAAGACTAACCGCAAAAGGAGCCTAAAAAATGGCAAACGTATTTGACGACCTCGCAGCAGACATCTACAAAGCAGCCGACATTGTTGGCCGCGAACTTGTAGGCGTTGTGCCTTCCATGACGATCAACGCAGGCACAGAGCGCGCTGCATTCGGCGGCGTTGTCCGTTCCGCGTTCACCCGCGCCACCACAGTCAACGAAGCCTACACGCCTTCAATGACGATCCCCGAGGGCGACGACCAAACCGTTGACAACAAAACGGCCACAATCGACAAAGTTGCCAACGTAAAAATCCCGTACACTGGCGAAGACATCCGCAAGTTGAATAACGGCGTGGGTTATGAGACAGTCTATGGAGATCAAATCGCTCAAGCCATGCGCGGCATTACGAACAAGATCGAAAACTACGCGGCCTTGACCCTTTCCCTTGGTGCATCGCGCGCAATCGGTACGGCTGGCACCACGCCATTCGCATCTGATTTTGACAGCATTGCGGAAATTCGTCAAATCCTTGTTGATAACGGTATGCCCCTCGATGGTCAGGCCACTATCGCTATGAATACGGCGGCTGGCACCAAGTTGCGCAACCTCGCGCAATTGCAAAAGGTCAACGAAGCGGGCGGCGAAGAACTGTTGCGCCGGGGCGAATTGCTTAACCTTCAAGGCTTGATGCTGAAAGAATCCAACGGCATTACTGCACACGTCAAAGGTACGGCAACAGGTGGCCGCACGAATAACGCGGCTGGCGTTGTTGTTGGTACGACTGTCATTCCTGTTGAGAACATTACAGCGGGCGCGACGGGCTACAAGGCCGGTGACGTGATCACGTTCGCAAGCGACGCGACAAACAAGTATGTCGTTGAGGTCGGCCTTGCATCCGGCGCGACTGGCAATATCACAATTGCCGCGCCTGGTGTTCGTATCGAGTTGCTTGATAACGACAACATCACAGTGCTGAACAACTACACCGGCAACGTGGCATTCCATCGCGCGGCTGCCGAGTTGGTTGTGCGTCCACCCGCAATGCCACAGGGCGGCGATATAGCAACGGATCGTATGACGGTTCAAGACCCGTTCTCCGGCCTTGTTTACGAGATGGCGCTTTACAAAGGCTACGGCAAATCCATGCTTGACATCACCACTTTCTACGGTGCGAAAGTTTGGAAGCCTGACTTTGTGGCCACATTGCTTGGCTAATTTTAGCAGAGGGGCGGGCTTAGGTTCGCCCCTTCACCAAGATTAGGGGTTTTCACAATGGCATTAGATACCACAATTGGCGGTACGTCTGCTAATAGCTACGGCACGCTTGCAGAATATGAGGCCTATGGTATTGGCATGGGCTGGACCCTTGGCACAGACGCGGCTAACGAAATTAACTTGCGCAAGGGTGCGATATACCTTGACCGTAAATATTCGTTTATCGGCATGAAGCAATATCAGTATCAGGCGCTCGCATGGCCTCGACTTGTCAACGACTTGGTTGACGACTGGCCAATCAATCCCGACACGATCCCGCTCGATATTATTCATGCGCAGTTTGAGGTGGCCTACATCTTGCAGGGCGGACTTGACCCATTCGCAACAATCGAAACAAACACAACAAACGACCTGATTAAAGTCGGGCCGATCACGCTAGAAGCCGAGACGCTGCCGACATCCACACCGCGCATAGTTGCTGTTGAAGGCCTGTTGCGTGGCTACATTCGCGGCGGCGTTGGCATGGCAAACATGGTCCGTGGCTAATGGCTACCATTCGCAGCAGGGTTACAGCGGCATTTGATAAGATTGCAGCAAAGCAACCGGACGCAATCCAAACGGGAACAATTCAGCAGCCGACACCAACAGCAAGCGGCGGAGGCCCAAGCGATCCAACGGGCGGTACATCTGGCACTACGCCAGATCCGGTATCCGTTCGCATGGCGGTATTTGAGATTGCAGAGCGGCGCATTGATGGGGAAAACATTCAAGCGGGTGACTATCAAGTAATCGTTGAGCCTGCATCAATTGAAATTACACTTGACGACCTGATAATTTGCGACCGTGGCACGCTAACGATTGCCCAGCTTGGGCGTGTCGCATCCGGCGGCGAGACTGCGCTATATGACATGGTTTGTCGTGGGTAAATTTGAGGACGACATACGCAAGTTTCAAATAAACACGGCGCGAAAAATGGAACTTGCAGCCCGAAAAATTGCGCTGGAATTGTTTAGGCGCGTCATTCTCAAAACCCCGGTGGACTTAGGTGGCGCGCGGTCGAACTGGCAAGCCTCGCTCGGATCGCCAGCGACGGGAACAGTAAGCGCAACAGACACGCAGGCAGGGCCAACATTTAGAAAAGTAGTCTCGGCAACAAAAGGCTTTGATGTCGGGGACACGATCTACCTTGCAAACAACCTGCCATATATCCGCAAGCTTGAAGAAGGCGGATATCCAGACGGGCCAAGGACTACAGGCGGGTTTTCACGGCAAGCACCCGAAGGAATGGTGGCGCTTACGGTTCAAGAGTTTTCGGCAATTGTCAATCAAATTAGTGCAGAGGTAAGCAGGCAATGAGCGAAATTGACAGCAACATCACGCAAGCCCTCAACGCACGGGCCGAGGTTATGATTGCAGCGCTTGCGTATGCTGCAATCTGGCCACGTAAAGGCGGGGACACGCCAGCGGGTGAGCATGTCACTATCCAGCACTTACGCAATGACGATGCGCCTCTAGGCCTGTCAGATCAGGTTTACACGCGGCAAGGATTTTTAATTGTGACGCTGGTTTCGCCGCTTGATGTTTACGACATTGTGACGCGCAAACAGGCGGGCGCAATCGCTGCATACTTCAAGCGAGCGCAGACGCTAACAGCCAACGCGACGAAAGTAACGATTGTTGGCAGCACGATCCGCAACGGGCGGCAAGAAGGCCAGCGTTGGGAGACGCCCATATATATCAATTATCGGAGCATAGCATGAACAAGAAACAAGACGAAATTATCCCGGCAGTTGTCGAGGCACCAAAGCCACGCAAGCCCGAAAAGGTTTACCTCACGAACAAAGCAGGCGCGTTTGCAAACCCGCTCGCAAAAGACTTTGACGCATGGGCCGCAATCGGTTGGTTCAAGGTTTAGAAATACCCAGCGCGCGCGGGTAGCCAATAACGGCAGAGCGGGCTTTTACAAAACAATCGAAATCAACCCCGCCAGCGGGGCTTTATTGCTTGGAAAGGCTATAAAATGACTACATCTAATCAAATCGGCCTCACGCTGTATGGCGTTGCGGGCGTTCCAGCGACAAACAACAAAGCCGGGTTTGAAGCTTTGACTTTTGTGCAACTCAAAGGCACGCAAGAGCTTCCAGTTTTTGGCGTTACTCACGCGAATATTGATGTCGCCGACCTCGGCACCGGGTTTACATCCGGCGTTAAGGGCGCGGCAACCGGCAACGATTCCACGTTTGTATATCACGGAAACGGAACAGACACGGGCGTTGCAACAGCAATCGTTGCGGCTGGCAATGAGGCCGGGCTGTATACGCTAAAGATCGTTCACGGCAGCGGCGCGGACGCAGGCGACGGCCCAGCACCGGTTGCTGGCGATAAGGTAGAATACGCCCAAGGCTATCTGCACACGTTCGCGCTTAACGCCAAAAACGACAGCACGGCAGAAGGCGCGACTATCAGCTTTAAACAAAACGCTGTGACAATCGAAGACGTTGAGCCTTCCTAACTAATCCGCTTAGGCGGTAAGGGGGCGGCGCGGTTTGGTTCACCAGTCGCCCCCACTTTGAACCAGAACCCTAGGAACATAAAATGGACTTTAATAAATTTGACAGCCAAGCAATCGCAGAAGCCGGATCGGCAATGCAGATTCTTGATGAATGGACAAGCGAGCCAATGATGGACGGTGACAAGCCGTGCCGGGTTATCTTGCGCGGTACTGCATCCGCATCCATGCAAGCGAAAATGCGGGCCGCTCAAAAAGCTGCTATGATGTCGAAAAAAGCTAAGGGCAAAGACGCGGAAGACGAAGCGCGGGTTATGGAAGACGTGCATAACCAGATGTGTGAAGCTGCCGCCCCTTTTATCTTGGGTTTTGAAAACGTCAACAATGGCGACAAACCCGCAACGGCTGCGGACGCTTTGTGGTTCCTAAAGCTGACCTTCCCACACATGGGCGTCAAGACCGACGAGGAGGGCGAACCTGTTTTAAACAAAGACGGCGACCCTGTTTTTGAAATGTCTAACAACACCTTTGCCAAACAGTGCAGCGAGTTTTCATCTAAGCAAGCCAATCGCTTGGGAAACGGCAAGCCCGCCTAATACTCGCAGCGCGTCAACTTGGATGGTTAAACGCGGTCATTGAGCTAAAGAATGACAAATCAAACCGGCCACAGGAAAGCCGGTTAATGCGTCATAAGGCGAGCAAAACGCCTGCGCCATTGGTGACATTGGACGCGGGCGAATACCTGCTTGATGCTTTGATGGATGCGGGGCCGACTAAATCCGCACCGATGGGCGGCGTTCAATCCTTAGATTGGGTTGACCTGGCTGCATATGCATCCCTTGCAATGCCGGATCTTGAGCCATGGGAAGCGTCCTTACTCAACAAAATGTCAGCGGCTTTTGTTGCTGGCATGAATGAAGGCACCTCGCCTTTTTCTATACCGCCTGCCGACCGCGAGTCTGCAAAATCATTACAAAACGGCCTGCCCTGATCGGCGGGCCGTAACCCGTTCAAGGATATAAATATGACTGATTTTGCGAACCTTGTCCTTGGCGTCAACACGTCTCAGCTAAAACGTGGCGAGCGTGATCTAAAGCAATTTGGCGCGCAAAGTGATCGCACGTCTGGCAAGGTTGATAAATTTGGCGGGTCTGCAAAACGCAGCTTTAACGCGGTCGCAATAGCGGCCACGGCTGCATTGGGCGCGATTGTTTCTATTGGTAGCGCGGTTCGGATCATTGCCGACTTTGAGACAAGCATGTCACGGCTTGGCGCGGTCAGCCGTGCAACATCTGGCGAGCTTGAGGCATTGCGCGACATCGCAAAAGACCTCGGCTCAACAACGGAATTTAGTGCCAGCCAAGCAGCGGACGGCCTTAATTTTCTCGCAATGGCTGGCTTTAATGCGACAGAAGCTATGGCGGCAATACCCTCGGTTCTTGACCTTGCGACAGCATCCGGCATGGGCTTGGCGGCTGCGGCTGACACAGCATCTAACATCATGAGCGGCTTTGGCATCGAAGCGGCCAACGCGGCCCAAGTTGCCGACGTTCTCGCGGCTGCATCCACACGCGCAAACACAACAGTCGGACAACTTGGCGCGGCTATGTCAACAGTTGCACCAATTGCAAGCGCACTCGATATGTCATTGGAAGACACGGCGGCTGCGATTGGCGTCCTGTCTGACGCGGGCATCCAAGGCGAGCGTGCAGGCACAGGCTTGCGCGGCGTCCTTGCTGCCCTTGCTGGACCCACAACACAAGCGGAGGCGGTAATCCGTGGCCTTGGCCTGACTATTGCTGACGTTGACCCAGCCACGAACGATCTAAGCGAGGTCATGGCAAAACTAGGCGCGGCAGGCCTATCAACTGCTGACGCTATGACGGTGTTTGGGCGCGAGGCCGCGTCAGGCGCGTTAGTCTTGATCGACGGGGCGCAACGGGTCGGCAATTTTGGCGACGAACTAGCGCGCGCGGACGGCGCGGCTGGCGATATGGCCGCAACCATGCGCGACAACTTGGGCGGCGATCTAAAGGGCGCAATGTCGGCAGCGCAGGGCTTGGCCATTGCACTTGGCGATGCGGGCCTGACTGCGATCATTCGCGTGGCAGTTACAGCGGTCACAGGATTTACCCGTGCAATATCAACGGCAGTAGAGGCAGTGAAGTCTGCGGTTGACGCATTTGGGAACTTGCTTGCGGAGCAAACAACACAAGACAAGGCGCAAGCCACATTGCAAATGTCTTTCGATAACACAAGCATGGCAATCGGGGATCAAGTAAACGCCTCAAACTTTTTGCGAGATACGCTTGCAAACGGTCACGGTATGACGATGCAGGTCATACTTGGAGAGCTTGAAAAAGCAAAGGCTCGGCGGGAAGACGTCAAGGCCATGCAAGAGCAGCGTGTCGAAATGGCTTTGCAGGAGCCGGGCTATCAAAAGCTGATTACCAATATTCAAAACGCTCGCGACGCATTGCGGACCCAAAGAGAGGGAACTGCAGGATTCGAGGACGCAGAACTTAGGATACTGGATGCTCTTACCGCTCAAAAGGAATTTATAGCAACAATTCGGGAAGGCGTCATTGCCAATGAAGACCTGTCGGCTGCATCTGCGGCTATAGAAGCCAACATTGCCGAGCTTGAGAAAAGGCAGGAGGGCTATAATTCAGCGGCGCTTTATTCCGTTGATCTATCGGGGCGCCTATCTGAAATAACTGGCAAGATGGGTATGGCAAACATAATTGCCGACGCCCAAACGTTGGCGGAAAAATTGGGTACATCTTTCACGATTGCGCTGGCCCTGTCCCGTATTGGCGGCAGCGGTGGCGCGTCCGGTCCAGACATGGCCGTGGGACAAGTCAGGGAATCTAGGACGCTTCAAGACATTGTTGGCACGCTAAACATCGGGCCTAAATTTGACGCAATCACACGCGGCGCGGGCGGGGCAGCTAAGGCGCTGTCAGACGCAGCCAAGGAAGCCAAGGCAATGGCTGACGAAATCGAACGTCTTGAATTCGACGCTGACCCAGTGGCTAAATATAACGCAGAGCTTGAGGAATTGGGCGTGTTGCTTGACAACGGCCTGTCAGATGGCGCATACCGTAAAGCCGTTGATGATCTAAACGAAGGGTTGTTAAACAGCAACCCAATCGTGAACAGCCTATCAGATGCATTCGGCACATTCTTGACGCAAGGAATCGCCGGGTTTGAACAGTTCAAAAACACAATTGTTGACGGCTTTAAAAACATGCTGGCTGAAATGATAGCAACCGCAGCACGCAATAAAATTATGATCAGCATCGGCATGGCGGGTAGTTCTGCGACTGTTGCGTCAGGTCTAGGCGGGGCGTCTGGCCTTGTGTCCAGTGCATTGACAGGGGCCGCTTCAAGCCTTTCCGCATTCTCTGGCGGCCTCATGGCTGGGCTTGAAGGTGTTGCAACGTCAATGACCATGGCCACGTCAACAACGGCAGGCCTTGCAGCAGCGGCGGGCGCAATTGCCGTGCCGTTGCTTGCGGTCACGGCGGCGTTTTCGTTTTTCAGCACAAAGACCAGCACGCTAGACGAAGGCCTGCGGATTACGACAACGAACCTCAACAGCATGGTTGAAAGCTTTGACAAAGTTAAGACATCGCGGTTCTGGGGATTGTCCACAAACATTCACACAGCATTTGATGAAATGGGCGCGGCTGCCGATCCGTTGCGCCAGACTATCGGCGAAATTCAAACGTCAATTATGGATGCGGCGGGCGTCTTTGGCTTTGGTGCAGAGGCGTTTGCGGGTTTCACTCACCAGTTCACGCTATCATTGAAAGGCCTGGACGATGCTGCACAACAGGCGGCAATCGCTGACGAATTGACAAAGCTGGGCAATGCGTTTACAGGAATGATTGGGGCATTCGCATCAACACAGGAACTTGTGACTGCCGCTGCACAAAACTACGCGCTAACAAACCGCCTGCTTGAGGCGCAGGGTAGAAGCACTGAATTGCTCACACGTCAACGCACTGCTGAAATGGACGCGACGCACGCGCTCAACCAGCCATTGCTTGAGCGCATTAACAACCTAGAAGACGAAGCGGCAGCCACAGAAGCCGCAAATGCGGTGGCTTCGCAAAACTACGCGCTAACAACCCGCCTGCTTGAAGCGCAGGGCGAAAGCATGGAGTTGCTTGCACGCCAGCGCAACGCTGAAATGAATGCAACCCACGCGCTAAATCAACCATTGCTTGCGCGGATTCATTTACTGGAGCACGAAGCCGCAGCCGCAGATGCCGCAAGTATAGAGCTTGAACGGCTGGCGGATGCGGCGGAAGCTGTAGCGGAGGCGGCTAGGGCCGCGATACAGGGCGCAACAGATGCGGCGCTGGCACCTATTAACGACATGCTTGCAGCGTCACGTAGCGCGGCATCTGATGCACGCAAATCTGCAAATGAGTTTTTTCGCTTGGCTGACAGCTTGCGCGAAGCATCTGGCAACATTGGCAACGTAACAACTGCGGCGGATCTTGCAAACGAAGGCCAGAAATTCGCGCAAATGTTTGCTGCGGCGGCGTCTGGTGATGTTGACGCTCTAGGCTCACTGGGCAGCGCGGGCCAGTCATTGGCATCCAATAGCGCAGGGCTTGCCACGTCTGCGATTGAACTAAAGCGCGTGGAAGCCGGTATTCGTTCGCAGCTTGATCAGGGCGCGGCGGTGGCCGAGGCTATGGGCCTAGGTGCAGACTATCAGGCACTTACATTCGACCTGCAGACAGCGGCGTTAGAAGTTACTAAGAACATGCTAGAGAGCGGTGACATGACCGTCGATCTAATGCGCCAGCAAGTTGCTCTTCTGTCTGACATAGGCGGGCTGATCACATCCAGCGCAAACCTACAAGTGCAGACAAGTGTAAGCGCGGCGGGCCAGACGGTTGCGGCGTTACTGGACAATTCTGGGCGTGTCGTCGCGGGTCTATCGGCTCAGGGATCGCAGTCAATAGCAGGAATGGCAACGCAAACAGGCCATTTTGAAAATGCAATTTTGGGCCAGACAACCAGTGTGAACCATGTTCAGGGCTTAACAAACGCAGAACTGCAAACAGTCCAGGGCTTGCAGGGCGAAACGGTTGACATCACGCGACTAGTTGCGAACGCAGCGAGCGGCAATGAAACATTATCTGGTCAGTTGCTTCAAACCCTCAACTCTGACCTGAACGTCGCCGGAATAGGCAGCGTGAATGGTGAGCTTAATAAAGTCACAGCAAGGCTTAACAGTCTCATAAATGTGCAGTTGCTTCAAAATTCTATGTTTGAAAATATGACAGTTAGGATCGACGGCGCAATTTCATTTACAGGCCCGATAACGGGCAATACTAGCGGAATGATAACGTTTGCAGACGGCTATGTACCGTCATTTGCAGGCGGTGTCAGGAACTTTGCGGGCGGTTTAGCTGAAATTCATGACGGCGCGGGCGGTGAAATCGTCAACCTGCCAAGCGGTGCGCAGGTCATTCCCCACGATCTATCGCGGCGCATGGTGGACCGTAGCACAGCATCAAGCGCAAGCGATCAAAGCAATGACGATTCAGGCGTGCGCAAGGACTTGTCAGAGTTGCGGCGCGTAATGGTCGAGGTTGTCAAGTACGTTAAACGCACCAGTGACATCGATCGCAAACATGACATCGACGGTATGCCACCGGTCAGGACATAAAACATGAGAATTATCCCCCCGATAACCGTCACAGACACAAACCTGACGTCCTCAAACGTGCCGGAAAACGACGCGGCGGCGTGGGACATCGGAACAACATACGCAGCCGCCGCCTTGGTCATTTATGATCACGCAATTTATGAAAGCATTGCGGGCTCAAACGTGGGGAACCAGCCCGACACGGCTGTTTTGAAATGGCTGCGATTGAGCGCAACAAACCGATATAAGGCATTCGATAAACGCCTATCAGACCTAACAACGCAGGCGGAAAGCATTAACTACGTTCTTGCGCACGCTGGCGTTTACGTTGGCGCGTTTGCTTTGTTTGGAATGAAAGGCACAACGCTTGAAATCGTCGTGACAGATCCGACAGATGGAGTGGTTTTCTCGCAGACGTACAATCTAATTGATGAAACCTCCGTTGTTGATTGGTACACGTACTATTTTTCCCCAATCGGCGTTCAGCAGACAGAAGTCTTAGAGATTAACATTCCACCTTATGCATCGGCGTCAACCTCAATAACGGTTACAAATACCGGAGGAACTGCCGAAATTGGACAGATAGTCTATGGCCGCGACGCTGAACTTGGCGTTACGACAATGGGCGTGAATGTCTCAATTGAGGATTACAGCAGAAAAGAGCGCGACGCATTCGGCAACGTGATTATCGTCGAAAGAGAGTTTTCACAGACGGCAGATTTTGACATCAAGATCCCGACTGCTGCGGCAAGGCGCGTGCAAGGTCTGCTCTCGGAATACAGAACGACGCCGGTTGTCTGGGTCGGAGATCCGCGCGAGGAACTAGCAACAGTTCTTTACGGATATTATCGCAGATTTGACATCACCCTTTCCTCGCCGCTTCTGTCTGACGCAACAATCGAAATCGAAGGACTCATTTAATGACAGCCCCCAAAATATCAATACTGCCAGCCGCGCCCAGCCGGTCAAACCCCACGGCATTTGCTGCGGAGAGCGACGCATTTGTTGCCGCTCAAGCTAACTTTGTAACGCAGTCAAACAACCTTGCAACATATGTTGAAGTGCAGGCAAACACGGTCGCACCCTCACTGTCATACGCAGAGCAAGCGCAAGCCGCAGCAGCCCTCGCGTTGATCTACAAAAACGATGCGGCGGCGGCTGTGACCTACCAAGACCTAAGCGCGATTGCACTGTCTAAGGCAATCACGATGGTTGACGGGGACGTCTACAGGACAGCGAACGATAGCGACGGTGGGCTATGGCGTGAACAGACGCAAGGGGCTGCTTGGTATAAAGAAACGCTGGACACATCCACGCGCGGGTCAACGCGCGGGTTTCCAAGCGTTGCCATCCCCATGGCAGAATCCAGCACGCTAACAATCTATAACGCTGACGATCCAGCCGCGCCCATGTGGAAAGTTCTGGACTTCACGGGCTTCACGATTACATCACTCGCGGTTGTAAATGGTACGATTACGGTTGGCACAAGCACAGGCGTTGTGGTTCTGGATTTTGCAAACGATGAAATTGATGTAGTTTTAAAATACACTACGGCCACAACGCCAGCAATCGTCAACAACTCGGTCGCAAATGTAGCAATGATTGTCCAGCACAACGCTCCAGTTGACCCCGCGACAGGTTTGCAAATCCCGACGATTTATGTGGCGACTGCGGACGGCATTAGTGTAAGAAATAATGACGAAACTATAGCGGATAGTAGCTTTTCAGCTAATTTCTACAATCTCGACATCTATAATGGCATTTTGAGCTCATCACGAACAAGCAGCGGATCACTGCTATTTAAAGCCGATTTATCCGGAATTTTAGCTGACGGGTTTGACCTAGCTGGATTGACCTACAAACGGTTTAGCGACGGTTCAGCCTACCCTGAAAAAAGCGTTTTGGGCACTGCTGATAACTCATCACAGTCAGCCGGAAACGCGTATTCGAGCAGCCTTGGCCTGACTTTATTCGCAAAACAGGAGTCTTTAAGCCCATTAGACGCGGTCGCGTTCGTCACAACAAACTACAATTCCGGCTACCAATGGGGCGACATCAAAGGCGCGTTTTTGTCGTCAACGGCTATCACGTCGCTTGTCAACGGTAATACGGATGACGACCGCTCAGTAAACGCGAACGGCCTCACAGTTACCGGCACAATCAACCGCGACCCGGTTGCAACTGGTGCAGACCTTGTCTGTTATTCGGGCTGGGGCGTGTCGGCCTACATGGGGCAAGCTTATAACACTGGCCTTGATTTTGCGGCTGGGAACCTCTCAATTGGTTTGTGGCATAAACAGACTACGGCGAGTAATGGTACCATACTTGAGTGGGGGCTGGGTGACGGCGGGTCCACAAGCTTATTTAAGTTAAGGGTTTCTTCGGCTAAGGTATTCTTTAGTGCGCAAACATCCTCCGGCGTAGGTAGTCAAGTAAGTGAGGCAGTCCGGTCAGATGATAGCCTTTGGCACTTTTACGTGCTTACAAAAGCTGATGGGTTACTATCCGTATACAAAGACGGCGCGTTTAGCGACTCAGTGTCATTTAGCGGCACGCTGGTCGGTACGGGTGCAGAAACGCTTACCGTCGGTATAAACGCCGCGCTTGATAACCCCATGAGGGATACATCGGCACTAGCCCTGCTACGCATATCCGCAACAGCCCCAAGCGCGGAACAAATCGCCAAAACTTACCACGACGAACGGCCACTTTTCCAAGTAGGCGCACAGTCTACAATTTACGGCGCTTCTGATGCTGTGACAGCTATCGCACACGACAAAGGCACCAACTTGCTGCACGTTGGAACAAACGCAGGACGAAGCGTGTTTTCCGGTTTGCAGCGTGTGTCGAATACAGTCGTTGCTGTTCCAGGTGTAATCAGTGCCAGCAATGACCTAGTGATTGAAGGATAATTAAACATGACAGTTTTACTTACACAACCCGGCCAGTTCTTACGCGAGGAACTTAGCAAGGGTCACGCGCCTAAACCTATACGCCGCGACGTTGCAGAGTTTACGGGCGATAGCTCAGAAACCACTTTCGCAATTCAAGCCGGTTGGAAACCGTTTGGTGTTTACGTGAACGGCGCAAGGTTCCGAAATGGCGCGAGTGAGGATTACACAATCACTTTCGACGGGTTTATCTACCGGGTGGTTTTCGATACAGCACCGGGCGCTGTAAATATCGACATTGATATTGAGGTGGCATCGTGACTGTATTTATTCTTAAAGGCGATAAGCCTTTGACTGTGATCCAAGCCACAAATCGCGGGTTGCGTAGGTTTGAATCGCAGAAATCGCAACACCAACGCGAAACGGGTTTGCTAAAATCATCGCAGACCTATGTCGAATGGGCCAATCAATGGCTAAACGACAATATCGTGAACGCAGAAAACAATCGGTTTAATTATCAACTGCATTTGTATCGGGCAGCGGTTGCCCGGTTGGAAAGGTATGTGCTTTCGGTTGGCCGTGCGGAGGTCACGGAGGAGAGATCCGAGGGCGGCGAAACAGTTACCTTCGTCACTGTGTCAGCCGTGGCCCCATTGCCCGCAACAATCGATGTCTTGACGTATGGCGACGAAGGTATGCCGGAGACAGTAACCGTTGCAAATCCTGAAATCGTGCAAGACGTGGCCGAACGTCAGGCAGCGCAAGATGTAATCGACGCAACGCCTGCATCTGTGATTGCACTAAAGTTTGAGCGCCCAAATGAGTTTATTTAAATCTGATGACTTCGCGGGCAAGCCTTACGGGTTCACCACAAACCAAATCTCGCACGCGGTTGCTGTTGGTTTCTTGGGCTTGGTCTACGGTGTGACCTTCGTTTGGTTCGTGGCGTTTGGCGAATTTCCTTACAAGTGGGCACTGATTGTTTTCGCGGGTGTGGCGTATGCTGCATATGAGTTGATTGATCAGGGCTGGCACGGTTGGGACACAGTTGAAGACTGGTGGTTTGTCAATGTTTACGGGGTTATCGGGCCGGTCCTGACGTTCACAGAGGTTGAGCCGGGGTCCGCATTGTTCACGGGTAGCCTTTGGGTTCCGATTCCGTTCGTTCTCATATTCTACACACACCTTGGCTTTGGCGCATATGTCAGGAGCCGTCCATGATCAGTATGCAGGATGTATCTGACGCGGCGGTTTCGCTTGTCGTCGCGGGCATGATTGGCACCACATCGTTTATCGGGTGGATAGTCAGGCGGGCGCTCACAAATCAAAAACAAATTGAAATGCTGGCTAACACAATTAACGAACGTGACCAGCTTTCTTCAGATCGAAACGAGGCGCTGCACCGTCGGATTGATGAAATACACACAGACGTTCGAGAGATCCGGCAGCAATCGCAAGGAAAGGCGAACCAATGAGCTACAGACCAGACAGCGCAGTGACGGTGATCTGCATCCACTACAGCGCAACCCCAATCGAAAACGAATATCCATATTCTCGGCTTGAAGCTGACCACAAAAGACGTGGGTTCAAAGAGGGCGGGTATCATATTTATTTCCCCCGCAATGGTGGCCGCGTTTATGGCCGCGACCTCACGCAGCCCGGTCGCTTTGAAATGGGTGCGCAGTCTAAGGGCGAGAATGATTCATCAATTGGGCTTTGCTTTGAAGGCGGCGTGACGCTTGCGGACCGCAATACAGGTTTCGATAGTCGCACACCAGGCCAGACCAAAGAAATGATTGCAGCGATCAAGGAACTCAAGCTGCGGTTCCCGGGCGCCATCATCAAGGGGCATCGCGACATGCCAGGGGCCGCAACACAATGCCCCGGCTTTGATGCGACGGCATGGTGGGATGGCGTTATGGCCACACCAACGAAACCCAACCGATTTGCCGCAATCTTCGCGGCGTTTTTCGCAATATTTGGAAAGGGCCGCAAATGAAGGGCTATCGCACAATCATATTCAACGCCGTCACGCTGCTTGTGATGGTTGCCGGGGCGGTCCTGCAATACGTGGGGCACCTTGGCATGACAGACGCTCAGGCTGCACTAGTGGGGCTGGCTGCAACGCTTATGGTCAACATCGGCAATATGTATTTGCGCAGCGTAACTACAACGCCGCTGGGCCAGACATGATTGAGGCAATTATAGGGCTAGTGGCCGTTGTAGGAGTCATCGCGGCATTTTTTGCGGGCAAGCGCAGGGAGCGCACAGATAATGAGACAGACACGCATAACGAATACATCGCCACGAAAGCGCGGATTGAGGCTGCAATTCGTCCCGATCTTAGCAGCGCTGATGTTGATGACAGCTTGCGCGACCACGCCAAATGATAGCGCGATCTGTGAAGGCACGCAGGACGCACGCAGAACGGCGGCACAGGGCGCGCTAGAAGACGGCGGCGCTGTTGCGCGGCAATCGCTCAATGCGCTCTTAGATCAGCTAAAAGCAGGCTGTGACGAGAAAGACCGCGTCCTGTAAAGGGGCGCGGGCTTTTTGCGTTTACAACAGCGCCCTAAAAATAAAGAACCTGACTATTTCAGCTTGGGTTTGTTGTTGCGCGGCGGTTTGCCCACGAAACCCGCGCTCTGTGCATTCCGTGTAACGTGGGTCGGTTTCCGAGTATCCCAGCAATGCGCAAGTGCCTTTCGATTGGTTCGCAATTTCGGCGGGTGACGCGCAACCGGATGTCAGGGCCGCGCATGTAATTAGTGCAATAATGGTTTTCATGTTTCTTTCCTTTCGGGGGTTTGTTTTAGGTATCTGACCAAGGCCGCGCTTGTGGCCGCGGTGATCTGGTGATCAGGTTCGTTTCTTGGCATTTAGCGGAAAGCTCCTCAAGCTGCAATAATGCTTGCGAGCAGGTTGCATGGCTTGGGAATGGCAATGCGTAAATTGGCGCTCCGTTTGCGTAGATATACAGCACGGTAAAAAATGTTAGCATGGTGCGTCCTTCTATGCTCTATGCGCTTGCTGGATCATTTGGACACGATCTTCATGCCCTTGCTGGTAACTTAAACGCAAAGCTTCCATGATTTTTTCGGCAAGGCCTTTGTTCGGAACCTGCATCGTAAAGTTCCCGCCGACACTGACAGTGAAGCCACCGATCACAGGTTCATTTATATTCGCTCTTAAAGCCATGGTGCGTCCTAATCGTTGGTTGTTTTACTGGCCGCAAGTTGGGCAGTCTCCGGCGCTCTGATTGCATCCGCTGAAGTTGTTGCCTTCGATGTGAAGGCCGGGGCAATCCCCTAAGTGCTTCACAAGCATCTGAGCAAGATCATTCCACCCAGACTTCAGCGCCTCTTTCACGTACTCGCCACGAACCAAGCGCTTGTCTTTGTGCTGGAAGCTATGCCCCCAGCCCACAGTGATTTGTTTGTCATTGCGATACGCCCAATCCATCAATCCCGAATGACTGATCTGGATTTGAGTGCCGTCATCTTTTAGCCCCATCCATGTGTCTCTGTTCATATCATCGGTCCTAATCTTTGTGCCATTTGTCGTGGTGCGACTGGCAGATTTCTTTGACGCCTTCGATGTCCGTGCTGTGGCCCAACATTGCGCCGTTTGCATAAGCCCAAAAGCTGCCGTTTTTTGTCTTCTCGATTTGAAGATGGACAGGGAAAATATCCGACCCGCTTTCTGCAACAATGTGGTATTCTTTGTCGTCGTCTTTCCAATCAAGCATCTGGGTGTCCTTCTATGTTGTCGGTTGTGGCTGCGGGAATGCAGCTTTGATTTGATCCATTGTCAACGGCGATCCGCCACTGCGTAGTGGAACATAGATTGACTGCAATTTTTGAGCGGTAAGATACATGCTTTGGTTGGCTGTTTCCTCACTGTCAAAAACGCCGGGACGCGTAACTCCACTGTCATGTTGAACAACCCAATCTCCGCGCGGGTGCTGTAATGCTTTCATGTCTCCGGTCCTTATAATGTTGCCGCCACGTTGGCGCTGATTTCGTCACTTGTGGAGGTTTCAAACTCTAAATCGTTCGGATCAATAACAGGGCCGTCACCCCCGTTCTGCTGGGAGGCATACATAACCAAAGCCGCACGGATATCGCGCTCATCGAATGTGTATGATGTGTGTGTCTGCATATCTGATCGGTCCCTATGTTTATCTTCCGTTATCAATACATAAACACACAATCAAAAACACTGCAAGAAAAATCTTCAACAATCGTGATTTAATTTGCTGGGTTATGAGTTGACATGTTTATGATAAGGCCGTAATGTTGCATTATGAATATTGGATATGGAATGAATCGGCGGGTCATTGACTTTGCTAAGGCGAACATTGACCTTGACGGGTTTGGTGGTTTGCGCGTGTGGGTCGATACTGATAAA